GTCGCTAAGGTTGAGAAGAAAGGACAAAAACCTACCTGGCAAAACATATTGAAATACAATTCTGTACCTACTGAGACAGAAGAATACGTAAAACGAGTAATTAAAAAGCTAAATCAACTAGAGGCATAATATGGCATGGTCGGGTGGAACCTATACTAAAGGCAATAACGTAAGCGGCGGTTGGGTCGGAGATGCTTCTGTTGGTATCGGCATCGAGGCAGGCCGTCACGATACGCAAGACAACGATTTTGCAACCGGTATCAATACCTGTCTTACTAAAGACGGGCAAAACGCTGCAACTGCTGACTTGCCGATGGGTGGGTTTAAGCATACCAACGTAGCTACTGCGACTGCACGTAACAACTATGCTGCTGTAAGCCAAGTTCAAGATGGAGATTACATTTGGCTAGGTACTACAGCTGGTACTGCTATCGCAATGACTGCTTCAGCTACTCCTGCGATTACAGCGTACAAAGCTGGTCAGAAGTTTAGGATGAAGATTGGTGTAGGATTGGGATCTACTGGATCTGTTGCAACAGCACACACATTAAACGTCAACAGTGTTGGCGCAAAGAATCTTGTAAACAATGAAGATGCCACCAATCCTACACTCGGTACATGGATAGCTGGCGCCATTATGGAAGTAGTTTATGACGGCACTAATTTTGTAATTACTAATTCTCCAGGCGGTAGACTTACTTGGACTCCTACCGTTACTCCTGTTACTGGAAGCAATAGTGGAACCACTATTGTTGTTAATTATTATGAAAAACGAGGCAAGTTGATTTATTTCAATTTAGCCGGATATTTTTCTTTAATTACTGCATCAACAACGGCTGTTAATTTTACAATTCCCGTTCGAGCGTTTGCACATTCGCAAATTGCTGGAAATGGCTATATCAGTAATGCAACTACTGTTTCCGGTTGGTCTACAATTCAATCCCCAGTAACAAATAATACTTTTGCAATGTCTCGTTACGATTCAGGAAATCTTTTAATTGGAACGGTCTATTTTGGAATTAACGGCTCTTATTACGCAGAATAATTATGAATTGGAAAAATACACTTCATCCTTTAATGACAGAAGAAAATGCTACTAATGAAATTATTATAGAGAGCATTCGTTCATGGCGAAATATGCAGCTTGCCGCATCTGATTGGACTCAAATGCCAGACCTTGATCTTGTCAGCAAATGGGATTGGGCAGTCTATCGCCAATCGTTACGTGACATGATGGCGCAGAACGAAGATCCTAAACTGATCGTCTTTCCTGAGCCACCAAAGTGAAAACACTCAGGTTGATTCGAGTTACAGAGCATGCCGGCGCTACGTTCGGTGTGCTTTGTATCAATGAAGCACCTGAGTTTGTGACTGTAGAGGACGCTTGGCGGGATAATGAAACCAAAGTGTCCTGCATCCCGGTCGGTCGTTATAAAATCGTGCGGCATAAGTCGCCTCGCTTTGGAGCTGTATATAAGGTCTTAGACGTTCCCAATCGAGAGCATATTTTAATCCACGCTGGCAATACTCATAGGGATACAGAAGGCTGTATTCTATTGGGTATGCAATACGGTAAAGTCGGTCCTGATTCTGCTGTCCTTGCAAGTCGTTCTGCTTTTTTGCAGTTTATGGAAGCAATGAAGGATACTCCAGAAGCGCAATTGATGGTGATTGATGCTTATGGTGGAGGCCGAGTGCATTGACGGAGCAAGATTTTACCCAAGTAAAGACCTGGTTGGATATCGCTGTTAAAGCGGTGATCGGCATTGTTATATCCATTGTCGGCATGGATTACCGCAGTGTGAAAAACTCTTTGAAGGAGCTGGAAGAGTCTAAGTACAGGGTCACGATGGAAGTGCAGATTATCCAAGCGGAACTTACCCATATCAAGAATCAAATTGACCGCATGGATAAGAAACTTGATAAGGTTTTAGACAAATGAAACTTTTGATTGTGTTGTTAGCACTGATTGCTACTGCACAAGCTCAAGCACCAAGTTACTTATCCCTCTGCCACCCAACTACCGATTGCAAAGCTCTTAAACGCACCTGGCGTGGGCAGGATACGATTACTACTGGCTGGCTTGAGCAAACGTTTGGTTCAAAATGTAAATGCGCTGACGAGCTTTTGGCGAGCCGTAAAGCCAAGGTCATACGAGTACATTTAATTAACTCGCCATGTATGCGTAACGGTAGGTGCGGGAAGTATGAGGTGCTGCATGGCGAAACAGCAAACTCTGCTAGTAAAAAGGTAATCAGAAAGAACCGTCAATTTTTGCATAAGTTTGACAGAGTAGTACGAAGGTTTAGAAACCGATTAACAAGAGCGACTGGTAGTGTGCAGTGTTATGTGTCGCCCTGCTTAGAGTGTGATCTTAATGGAAAAGCTCGAAAACATCTTGCCGCTCGTGTATCTGATATGTTGCCTAGCTGTATCATTGTGGATAATCCTTTCGGATCCGCCTGTTTGCCTGGGTATGTCTGTGAGAAACACGGAGCAAGTCCTAAAATCGCTGCGCCATGTATAGTCGATTTAGACGGTGTTGACGGGACAGATATTAACGTTGACAAGTTTGCCGCTCGTTATCGACACTGTGACATAACCTTTTATTGGGAACATTGGATGAACTGTATTCGAGGTTCGTTTGTTAACCCTCGGAAACGTGACTGTAAGTACGACAAAAGCATGTACGATTATACAAAAGGAATCTTATGCCATTCTTTCTTGGATCAATTCTCCGCCACTTGCTCACACTAGCAGCTGGTGGCCTTCTTGGTTTAGGCGTTGCAGAGGATGACGCACACAACCTCGTTAAAGCCGTTGAGCCAGTTGTGGGTGGCGTTGTGTTGTACGGCGTATCTCAGGCTTGGTCTTTATTTGATTCTAAGAAGAAACGCTAAACGTCTGTGTTAAGGCGGTAGCGCTTGTTGCGGAGTTTGCTTTCTTCCGCTGCCGCTACTGCCTTATCTGCACCGGTGTTTTCCTCAATGTATTTGACGATAAGAGCAAACTTGCCCTGTGCTCGCACTTTATCGAGCTGTAGTTTGAATTGTTCTTTGGCTTGTTTCCGCATTGCCTCTGCAATGCTCTCATCATTGTATAGCTCGCAAGCCAAATAGGTGAGGTTAAACGGTGATGGGTATGGATCAAACAGAAACCATCGTAGCCTAGAAAAGTCTCCGATTGTTTTGTGATACATCACGTTTTTACGATCACATTTTTGTTCATGTAATATAGTTCGCATACCAACTTGAGATAATCCCTCTAGTCGGTCAAAAAAGAAGCAATAGTCTTTTAGTGCCCGTTCGATTACGGCCAGCCACAGAGTACGCTCTGGAAAGTCTTGAGAAATTTCTGCTTGTTCCATGTTAAGTGTCAGTTCTCTTCGCATCTTTTACCAAAGCGATCCAGTCTTCCAAATACATTGTTACTAACCAAGGCTTATGATTTCTGCGATGCATTACTGTTGGTACTCGGTCATGGCAATCTCTTAGGGATTGATCCATGGCGTTATCAACATTCAACTTTTCTACTCTTTTGCATTCGATATGGAACTGATGCAGCTCAGTGCACTCTACGTCAGAATCGCCAGCAGCGCCGCAGAATTGTTGAGTACGCCTGGCAGTGAATCCGTGTTCACGTAGCTTTGATGCCAGTTCTCGTTCTCCAGCGCTGCCTTTTTGTTTACCGTTTGTCATGCTCTTTGTATCAAGTTATGGAACTGGCTTAGTAGTATTGGGACTTTTGGTGGGTTGTCTCCAAATCGTCTGATCACATTCTTGCAAAACTGCTCGTCAGTGTAAGCGCAAATTAGTTCGGTATCTTTTCCCGCTGCTAGTGTAACTAAAAACTTGCGTCTGCGGTAATATTTTTCTGCAAGCTCGTCTTTTATGCCTTCGACAATGAGTTGTTTAGAGTGAGCATCAATCTTGCGGATACCGTCTAAGACTTTGCGGAGAGCAAGCGAATTATCAAACTCAAACTTTAGGTTGATAGGGTGATACTCGACAAAAACACCATTAACTAAAAAGTCGATGGTCTTGTTATATCCGACACCAATTTGAAACGTTGTCCCGTTTTGTAACTGAAAGCCTCGCACGTAGCGTTCAAGCAGCATCCCACAAGCGTATTCTGATTTTGAAGCAAACTTTATCGGTGTTTCGGGAATGTGAGGAAGGCGAGGTATGAAGTCTCTGCTAGGTTCCATTGCGACTATAGTGCAACGGATTGTGCCACTAGCCTATCTGTAAAAGGTTTCGTCTGTGTTAGCTACAGACCACTTATCGCTGTTCTCGGCCTGAAATATTGTGTCTATTGTTTTGTATTTTCGGTCGGCTGCGTTGGGTGCGTTACCAATAAAAAACGCATCTTTGAAACAGACACGATTGGTCGGCAAGCAACAGATTCTTCCGTCATCAAGCAAAATGATATGTCCACATTTGTTTTGGTCGGGTTGGTGCAAGAAACCTGCGGTAGTATCGCAATCAGCCAGCCAATCCACCGTACAGTAGTACGTACCAGACACCACAGATTTGTTCTTGAGAAGCACATCACATTGATAGTCTTTAAGGAAATCAAAAACCGTTACGATTGGCTTAAAGCTAAAACAGTCCCAAAGTTGTAAGTCTTCTAGATTAGTGTGCTCTACAGTTGGCTCGTCGTGTAGCAACCAGTGAAGAGGAATGTGCCTAAAGTGTGCTCCTGATTCAAGCAGAACGTGGAACTGTAACGCTCTTCCTTTGTGCGATATGATCGCAAATGCATATCCTTTCTCAAATCCTGTTACCGTTTCGTCTTGAGTCAAAAACTTTGCTGGTATGAGGATTTTGAGTGGCGGGATGT